TATAGCACGAGTATTATCATTATGCCCGGAATTGTCGGAATCGGCAGTCGGTGTGAATGCGTTTTCACCACAATGGGACACGCTTATGTCACATGCTGAAAAGTATGCGTTAGATGGGCGTGTTGTTGCGTGGGATTATTCGAAGTATGATGTTCGAATGAATTCACAAATGACTTACGCGGTTTTGCAATCGTTTATTGATATAGCGCAGGAGTGTGATTACCCCGCTTATGATTTACGTATGATGAATATGATGATTGCAGATATCATACATCCATTGATTGATTATAATGGAACAATGATAATGGCCTATAATATGAATACGTCCGGTAATAATATAACTGTGAACATTAATAGTGTGGCTAATTCATTGTATGTGCGTATGGGTTTATTTCACGCCTGTCCAGAAGTTAAGGACTTTCGACAGATAGTTGCTGCGGTGACATATGGTGATGATTTTAAAGGTAGTGTCTCACCAGAATATAGGGATCGTTTTAATTTTCGTGTTTTTAAGGAATTTTTAGCAGAACATGGAATGAAGATTACGGAACCAAATAAGACAGACAATATTGAAGATGATATGGATGTAGATGATGCTGATTTTTTGAAGCGTCATTCACAGTTTATTCCAGAGATAGGTACACGTATTGGGAAGTTGTCAAAGACTTCAATGTACAAACCATTCTTTGCGAATTTAAAATCTAAAACAGAAACCCCTGAGATTGTCGCAATATCATGTATTGAAACATATATGCATGAATTGTTTGCTCATGGGCAAGAGGAGTACGAACACGATCAACCTCTAATAAAAGAACTGTGTGTACGGGTGTTGGATTTTGTACCACCTGCAGTTCAATTCACATTTGATGAAAGAGTTCAGATGTGGAAGGAAAAGTACACGGGAAATGCGTTGGATGTAGGCGCTGATCCTTAAATGTAAAAACATTGGATACCATATAATGTACATTAACGGCTTTATTTTTACATATTTACATATTTTTATACGTTAGCACGTTTGCATATTGTACTAAATGCATATCAGTTAAATTTTCCTTTTAATAATATATATAAGAAGTCCCCAATTCTGAATTGGGCTTTTCCAGGAAGTGCCTGGACAACAATGGGTGGCAATGTAAGGCCCCAAGCGCTGGATAGCGCGGACACTGAAACCTCTTTATCCCTATGGGGATTGTTTGGTTCGATCACGATTTACATTTTGTATGCAGTATATAAGGATTTGCAATTAGAATGGCCTTCAATCGCACAAGCGAAGTCGGCACGGACGTCAAATATGTCACAATCTGTGACTGTAGATGTCCATGAGACTGAGCCTCATGCGGATGATCAACCAATTTCTACACCGAGTTCCGAAACCACCACTCAGAACGTTAAATTTGTGGATACAAATCCAGGATATATGCAGGAAACTGCGGGTGACATCGATCACATTCGTGATGCTGCTTTGAATAGTGATGCAACATTGGATGAGTTCTTTAGTCGTCCCTTGCGAATTCGATCATTCGATTGGGCTGTTGGTGGTACTATATCACAGCGGTTTAATCCGTGGCAAGATTATTTTGAGAATCCACGAGTTATCAATCGTATTTCGAATTACAAGTTGATGCGTGCAAAATTGCATGTAAAATTTACTATCAACGGTAATGCGTTTCACTATGGGCGAGCGATTTGTTCTTATAATCCACTTCCTTTAGATGATACCATGACTATTGATCGTGCCTTTTTGGATGCAGATCTTGTGGCAGCAAGTCAACGACCGCATGTATATTTGGATCCTACCAATTCCCAAGGTGGGGAGTTGAAGTTGCCGTTTTTTACGGCATTGAACGTGTGGGACATTGTAGGTATGGATTGGAGGAACATGGGTGAAATGGTAATTCACAGCATGCAGAATTTGAAACATGCAAATGGAGCGTCCGACACTGTCACTGTGAACGTGTTTGCATGGGCAGAGGATGTGAAGTTTGCAATCCCAACCAATTTTGAACCGGGTGCCATTCAGCCACAAGCTGATGAGTATGGTAAGAAACCAGTTTCGCGAATTGCTGGTGCCGTAGCAAATGCTGCATCATATTTAACACAAGTACCGATGATCGGTCCTTTTGCTCGTGCTACTGAGATAGGAGCGCAAGCAATAGGCGCAATAGCTACACTCTTTGGGTATAGTTCTCCTGTAATGTTGGAGACTTCGATTTATCGCCCAGTAAATGTAGCGAACATTGCAACTTGTAATGTTCCAAATGAAAGTATGAAATTGAC